AGATACTCTACCATAAACGTCAACCGTAATTATTGGAGTGTAGGTGGTGTTACCGTATGTACCAGCAACAACACTGGTGTAGGCATTTGCTGCAAGTAAGCTGGTTTGGAAAGCACCCAGACCAGAAATGCCCGTTGATACAGGTAGATTAACTCCATTAGTTAAATTAATGTAATCCGGAGTACCAAGATTGGAGGTATTAAAAGATACAGTGTTGTTAGAGATAGAAGTAATTCTACCGTACTGGTCAACTGTGACTGTTGGTATGCTTGTTGCATTACCATATGTACCGGCTGCAACCCCTGAGGTATCAAGAGCAACTGTTAGGTTAGCATTCTCTCCTGCTGTACCAGTTATTGCAATACCTGTACCTGAGGTTAGGTTACCGAGATAATAACCGGTGGTGTCAGTACCTAATGCTACTGAATCCGCTGCAATGGTTGCAGTGATTGTAATATCAGAAGAACCATTAAAGAATGCATTACCGGTCAGATCACCACCAAGGGTAATGTTTCTAGCAGTAGTTAACGTATTGGCAGTATTAGCAATTGTAGCCGAATTGGCTTGACCGTATAATGATGCAGTTATAATACTTGCAGAGAAGTTACCTGAACCATCTCTTTTGACCAAGTTACCGGCTGTATTATTGGCTGTAGCACCATCGACAATATCCGTATAATACTTACCACCAACTTTGTGAATGGATGGGGATGCATTAGCATTAACCGATTCAATGTAAAGTATAGCACCTGCACCATCGGTTGAGGCATCCTGGGAATAAGCTAATTCTGCTTCTGCAAGATCACTTACCGTTGGAGCGGCAATATTAGCCGTTCGTTTTATCTGAATAATTGTTCCGGTAGCCATGCTATCCTCTTATTGTTATTTTAATAGCGCCCACCATCGACGGAAACAACTGCTGATGTTACCGCCTGGGCTACCCATTTATTTGTATCGGAATCATAAACTAGAGTAAACCCGTCTTGCACAGAAGAGGTATTAACATCACCAAGAGACGTCAATGTGCCTCCGGTTGATTTTCTTACAATTAAACTTGATGGAGATGCACCACCTTGGTTAACAGCTAACGTAGAAGAGTTAACAGGGGAACCAATAGATACAGAACTAACTGTGGCTGCCGGTTGAATGACAATCGACTGATTGGTAGATGGTCTTATTGTTACTGCCATTATTTAGTCGCCTCTGGATACACTGTTACAATGCCTTCCACTACCCTCTCAACTGTCAGCGTATTGGAATTAACCAATTCAAGATCATAAACGTAGCGACCAGCTTTAATGTTGGCGGATTGAGCAGCAGTAAAGTTAAGGGTAATTTCCCCGTTAGCAGGGTTTGTGATGACTACAGTAAATGCAGTATTGGAAGATGAATAGTATGACCGTCTCATCTGAGAACGACCCGTATAGCCGGTTAGATTCCTGGCCGAACCCGTATCATCGTTAACTGCAATAGAAACCGAGTACGTAGTTCCCTGATCTATAGTAAGATTTGAGATACTTGCCATTTTTTTCCTCAATATTTATCGTATATTTATAAAAAAAGGGCCCTAAGGCCCTTTGTAATATGTAAGATATTTTTATTCTGGCTTAACAGGCCACTGAATATCAGAAGGAAATCCTATTTGTAAACGAATTTCTCTTAGTGCTCTTCTGTACTCAATCCACAAAGCCCTATCACCGGCTGTCATGGGCACATCAGCTAACACAGACCAGTCTGATTCTTGCAATACCTTTTTAGCACGGTCCCAGGCTAATTCAGCTGCAGTAGATGGTACGGGATCGGCAGGAGCTTCCCCGACAATTACCCACCCCTGATTGCTATAAGCTTCCCCCAACCATGATAAGTCCCCAAGCCGATCTTGAATGCCAGCCATACCGAAAATTGGTCCCCAATTTTCAGGAAGCTTTTGCGGCTCGTTTAATGCCTCGTTAGTTGATAAATTTTTTAGTTGCCACAGTTTAATCATTTGTTTTTCCCTATCTGTAATTTTTTAATTATTATATTTATTTTTGTTTACCATTACTTAAAAAACTTTCGCGGGGTTTAATTATAGTTTCACAACCTATACTTGCTGATAGAGTATGTATAAATTCAGCAATTTGGATTCGATTAAACGGACACCAAACAACTGTACCGTCATTTTTTCGAACTATAATTTCAACTTCATCATTATAACAAGTTCCTACAGTAATTGCTCTACCACGGTTAATAACCGATGTTTGACTATCCAGGGTTATTAAAGAATTAACTTCATCCATTTTATTATTATAATCGTTCATTGTGGGTTCCAGGTTACAACAACCTGTCCATTTACTGTAATAGGGTAACCTGCAAGAGGGGTAACTGCAATACAATTAACAGCGCCAGGTGATGCAGGATTAGCATTACCGGGGTTACCAGGTGACCCATTGTTGCCTGATGAACCAACAGTTGAACCACCTTTTCCCCCATTTTGCCCACCTGACGCGCTAAATGATCCAAAATTACCGCCATTACCCCCAGAACCACCGCCTCCAGAATAGCAACAAACTGGATTACCCGCGGGTGCCATACCAGGGCCAAATGGATTGCCACAATAACTACCACCAGCCCCACCTGATCCCCCATTACCCCCACTACCGGGGTTTCCAGGGTTTCCAGGATTTCCTGAATTGCCATTTCCACCACCAAAACTATAACCAAAAGCAGTAGAAGATGCACCAGTACCTCCAGCGTTTCCTGCATTACCGGGATTGCCACTATTACCAGCACCAGCATTACCTGGGGAACCCGGGTTGCCTGGGGCCGTGGCGCTTCCAGACCCCCCTGATCCTCCATTACCTGGACTGACCCCTCCCCCTGTACTACCAGGGTTGCCAGGGTTGCCACTCATCCCTGGTCTACCACTACCTCCCCCGCCCCCTCCTCCACCACCGCCTCCGCGCGAAGAACCTCCAGTTCCTGCATTACCCTGTCCTCCGGGGTTGCCCCCGGCTCCAACACCAGTAATGTTTAATTTTTTAATTCCTGCAGGAACAGTAAAAGTGCCGCTTGAATTAAATGTTTGGGTACCACCCGGGGCAAGAGGTGCAGGAGGAACACCCCCTAAAATACCAGTTTTTTTAACTCCAAAAGTCATATTATTTCCTTAATCGTAATAAAACCAACCAGTTACAATGTATTTTGATTGTTCCCCGAATACAGCGTTACCCCGGTGGGCATGCGTGTAGGCGGCAGGCCAGACAATAAAACGGTTTTCAATAGGATTAAAACGTTTTTGCTGGTATAAGAATTCTGTTTCCCCTGCATTTTCTAGAGGTAGCGTATTAAGATACAACATATATGCAAGCACCCTATTTGCGTGTGGTCCCTCACCCTGCTCACTATGCCATATATGGTAACCACCCCCGGCAGCAGTACGCTGCATCTTCATGGCATCCCCGCGGATGTTGCCATCTTTAAGTATAGAGTATTTTTCTGTATAATTATTATAGCACTTTTGAAGACCATCAAAAAAGAGGTCTGCAGAATTTTGCTCTTCAAATGGTTCAATATAAATATTTTTACCGTTAATATAAATTTGATAGTCGTCTTTAATATGTTTCTTTACTCTTTCACTCTTTTGCCGGTTAGTCCCAACATTGTTATTTTCCAACCTGTCAAATTCAGAAATTAAATGTTCACAATACCCAGCTGGGTATACATCATCATAGATACCAATGAAATTTTCGTAGTTGGAAATCATTTAAAAGCTGGCCCCGAAACCCAGGCAACCAGGGACTGACGGCTTCCCTGTGTTACTGGTGTCACTTGATGTAGTACATAAGATGGAAAAGCTGTAATTACACCACGCTGTTTACGTGATGTTACAGGCTCACCTGTTGTCATAATCTGCAAATTACCACCTTCATATTCTGAAGGATCAGTTAACTGAACAGATAAAGAAAACTTGCGACTAACTCTACCCCCGTAATCTTGATGCCAACCGTACATACCATTTTCAGACTGATCGTAGTTGGTAAGCTGTAAGTTTTCACCAAACCCGGTTAAATCAAAATTATAATAATCTGTATTTAATTGTGATACCACGTGTGCTAATTTTTCAAATACCCACATATTGTCAGGATTATCTTCTAACCAGGACACTTGCGATCGTCTAATATTTGTATCAATACCAGAATCATTATCGGTTGCGACTAAAGCGGGCTGATTAGAATTACTGGCTTTTTCTTGCAACCAATCTAATTCTTGTTTTGAAAAAGCATCATCCCAATAGACAAAAGGTTGTAACGGTTTTGCATAAGGTGTTAACATGTACTTCATCTAATTCTCGATATAAAATAATATATAATCAAAAGGGTTAATTACGAATTAGTCGCCGCAATTAGGGCATTAGCAAAAGTTGCTATGGCTTCAGGGGTAATTTCTCGTTCAGCTACAGGTTTACTGCGTGCATTTTCTATTAAAATTTGCTGAGCTAGACGTATAGCGTCTAATTTAATTGTATTTTCCTGACGCGCATTTTCTAATGCCAGTTGGAATTCCAATTGCGATTGTTGGTCTGCTGTTAATGCCATTTTTATTTCTCCTATTTGTTTAAAAAATTAAGCTGCGTGAGCTTTTTGTGATATGTTACCAAACCAGTTAGAACCGCCATCTGAACTGAAAAAAGTCCAAACATCGATACCAGAGGCGGCTGTTGTTCTTGTTAACCCTGCTGCGCCACCCGGGTACTTAAACGTTCCACCTGAAAACGCAACGGTACGGTTTGGTGTACCGTCATTAGTTAAAACTAGGGTAAACGAGCATACTCCTGTTGGATTTGTAATTGTAAAAGTACAATTACCACCAAGGGTAGCAGTAAACAAAGTACCGGCAAACAAATTAATTGTAGCTGCAGTAGTTACTGTACCAAGCGCTACAGTAGTCTCTACAACTTTTTGAACGGTCAGGGTATTTGATACGGTAGAATTTACCGGTGTGATATTACGGGAGTCATCTATAACGGTAGTGCCCCCTACTTTAATTGCCATCTTCGCTCCTTTTTGTGAACTCGGCTTAAGTGCTTTTTATTTATGCTTCTTAAGCTCTGTAACTTCTTGTTTTAGGTCCTTAATTGCTTCAATTAAGAAAGCTGTAAGGTTCATATAATTAATACCTTTGGTGCCGTCAGGTCTATCCTTGACAATTTCTGGTATTACTTTTTCAACTTCTTGAGCAGATAATCCGTAGGCTTTCTGCTTACTATCTTTCCAGGTAAATCCAAACCCTGTCAACTGGCTAATAATATCTAATGGGTTTTTAATATGTGTAATATCTTGCTTCAGTGTCATATCGGAAGAAGAATTATAATCCGTTGTAGTTAAAAGCCCTGTGGAAGGATTAAATGTTAACTTGGTGCTAGATACTTGTTCAGTAATTGCACCTGAAGTATCATTTGCAAAGATTGGATAAACGGTTACATTAGAAGTGGTATCATCGGTAACATTAATAAAATTAGCTATATTAGCTGTTAAACTTGAAGCAGTACCAACAGCATTGGTTAAGTTTATGTAAGATGGAGTACCAACGTTAGCTGTTACTAAATTAAGATTAGTTACAGTCCCTGAAGCATTCGTTAATACAATAGCAGATGGGGTACCTAAAGCTGGAGTCGTTAAAGTAGGACTGGTTAATGTTTTATTAGTTAAAGTCTGTGTACCATCTAAAGTAACTGCTGTACCCCCGCTACCTCCAACCGTTGCAAATACATCCCAAGTATTACCTGAGTATACCAATTGTACGCTAGCACCATCAATATCCAATACTAGATCTTCTGCAGCATTTTCAATAGTTGAACCATTTCTGGCGACAGTTACAGCGTTAGCACCAAAAACTCCAAATGAATCTGCTATCACTACCTGATTACCTACTACAGGTGAAGCAGGAAGGGTAATAGTAAATGCACCAGGAGCAGTATTAGCAAGAACACCTTCGTTATTATTAATAGTATAGTTTGCAGATTTAACTACATAAGACAAACCACTGGCTGGTAACGATGTACTTGCCCACACATTACCATTACTGGTCAATACATTACCGCTGGAACCAACTGCATATGTAATCGAATTAATTGCAGACACCAGGTTAGCATTGGCTGTCGTACTTAAATTAGACAGAACTCCTAACGTGATGTTTATGTTAGAAAAGTTATTGTCCACTTCCGAATTAGTCAGGGGGGTACCTTTTACGGTAGCCCCGGTATGAGAAATCGAATTAGCGGTTCTTAAGAGTATCGTTGCCATGTAATTACCTTACAGTATTCTTTTGAATATTTATTGTTTATTTATCTGTCTTAGATTGACTGATTAAAATACGAAGCATATCTTTAAGCTCACCGAGTTCTTGCTTCATACTAGACATTTCTTTTTCTAGACTTTCAGTAGAATTAGCTGACTTTTGAGCCAGTGTTCTCTGGTTAATATAATTTTGTCTGGCTACTTGATCTACCACTAATATAGCTTTAGAAATAGGATCCCGATACAGAGTAGGGTGATCCTTGACTTTTAAGACTTGTTTAATCATTCTAAAGCAATAATTCTTAAGTCTTTAATTTTGGGGTATGCGGCAATACTGGTAGATTTAAGTACGAATTTAAGTACGAAAGCATTAAAGGATGAGAGACTATCAACAAACTTTTCAATATCTACAAACTGACCGTCTACCGTATCAGGGATGGTTCCTAATGCTAGCTGTGTATATTCTTTAGAATCAAATCCTGCCGCCTCATTACCGCTCTGCAATTTGTAATATACTTCTACATCTGAACCTGCCGGTTGATTTACAGCAAATCGTACCAGTAGACCGGTAGCAGGTGTTGCCAGATCAATTTTTCTGGTTACATAATTAGCACGAGTACTGCTTCCTGATGCAGCTTCATCAGAAATATACCTGGGTCTGTATACTACAGTAATAGCATTACCCTGGGGCTCAACGTTGGCAGATGGTATATTAAAAAACTTACCATCGTTGGATACTGCCGTTAACCTAAATGTACCGTTGTTAGTTGGATCACCAGCATTAGTAATTGTAACGAAAGCTCCAGGAACCATGGTCTTAACATTGGCTTGTTCCAACGAACCACCAATAGACACGTTACCAGTTGCAGAGAAAGAGATTTTTGTGTTTGCACTTGCAATAGTAACCAAATCTACATTTAAGTTATCTACAGAAGAAGGTGAGTTAATGTCTGGTGTAACAAATACCGCGCTTGCAAACGATGTATCAACCATAGGTGATACATAAGAGTCATCAGATGAAAGTGTAACCCTGTAGGTAAAGCTTTCAGCATCCCCCATCGATACATTTCGGTTTTTAGAGTCAACTAAAATTCTGGTATTTAAAAATTCTTTTGTGTCAGCACTAATGTCTTCAAAATTACTAACGGTAAAGCTACTATCGGTGGTTTTTAATTTGTATCCAATATTAGTTCTCGGGGGTGTCTCTGTACCAATAGAAGGATATACGGCGGCGAACGGTAATAGTGTTGTAGACGTAATACCTGATCTTCCGAAGTGACCACCGGTAATGTTAGCAAGCACCATAGCGTTTGCATTAATATCGACAGTGTAACTATCTAGGGTAACGTTACTCACCTGTAAGTACGTATTAGCCAGCAAGTTAACAGGTATACTGTTATATGTAGTTGTGTTGGATGTAGCATTAACAGTGTAATTAAATTCACCAGAAAGCCCATTGAACTTTACATATGCGCTTGTTGGAAATCCATGCTTCTTATGATTAACTCTAACCGTTGAAACATTGTTAAAAGATTGAAAAGGGTCATTTTCAAGTACTGTAATGAATGGAGTAGCCATTGTATTCTTAGCCATAACAAAGTCTACCGTTGCAGTAGTCGTGATTACGTTAGCCCGGTACAGTTTAAACTTTATGTCTCTTGTCTGATCAATTGTCCAGTTTACCCCGTTGGAAGACATAAACATAACACCAATGTACGGGTTTTTAGTGATTATAGAACCTGTGGTTGTATCTTCACCCCCTATCTGTCCAACATATACTCGGTGTACTTTTGTATCCGAGGACAGCGCAAAACAATATTGACCGGAATCTAATCTAATAGGGACGGGAAATGTAAAAGTAGTTACGGAATCTGCGTTAGCAGAAGTAACAATATTTTCCGCAGGAACTACTACTACTGAATTAGGAATTACATTAGCACTAGGCCTATCATTCTCCACTCTTCTAATTGTTAGTTCAACTGGAAGTAAAGGATGTGTATCACTAAAATAAAGATCAATTTTTGTTAATAAAAGATTTTTATCAACAAAGAAAGATTGAGCAAGAGTATCTGTGTACCCACTCAACCCTAATCCTCCATCACCATATAAACTTGTTGCCATTTATTAACTAGCCTTAATTGTACGTTTAATATTAACCAACGAGACCATTATTTTTACCATCTACAATAATAATATTTGTTGCTGGCGCCTCAATTACTGCAAGGGTAAGGGCAGCTGCATAGTTTGCAATTGCTTTTTCTACACCTTCAGTAGATTCTACCCAAGATCCGTTTGCAAGGCCTGCCTGATAGAATGATATCATATCAGCAGTAATTTTATCACCCCCCTCTTTAACTGCCTCTGTGACTGCTGCTTTAGTACCCTCATATGCCGGTATAACAACAGCATTCCAATAAGTATCTCCTACAGTATCCTTTACATCCTGTATAAACAATTTTCCACTACCACCACTTGCTCTAGCATCCAGCACGTTAGTGGCAGTTAAGTAATCGTTTATAGGCATTCCGTTTTCAAGTTCTTGATTTGATACTACAGATGCACCAGATACAAAGTTATAACCATCGCCTTCTCTGTAAGCTATTGATCCTGCCAGAGGCGGGGCGCCTAACTGAGTTTGGAATTCAATTTCAGAAACACCTACGTTAGCTAAAGAAGTTCTATAATACCCTTCATAACGGTCTCTATCAACTGCACTTAGATTATTTATGTCAATACCTTTTAAGAATGCAGCAGCATACTCTGCAAAGCCAAGTAAAGGCGGTTGTGGTGGTGGTGGGGGAAACGGCGGTGGGGGAGGATACACAGGCACAGGAGGATATACCCCTGTATCCGTACTTCCAACTTGAGTAATACCGACGCTTACTACAGGTGTATAAGTTACCGGGGGGGTATAGACTACCCTTGGAGGCTCTATTTTAGAAAGAGTACCGTTGGCGTTAAATATCGCATCTGCAAAAGTTTCTTTATTATTACCATTAGTTTCAGAATCTGTCAGTCTAAAGTTAACTTTACCGGCAGGTATCTTTAAGCCGGATGATGTCACATCAAAATTAAATACCCCTGTTACATAACCTCTTCTGTCTGTAATGATTTCTGATTGATTGAATTCACCTGAGCCAAAAGACATTACAACGTTTGCTGTAGTATTGGCACCATAGCAAAGCCCAGTTACATTATACTCATTGAAGAATGCATATAATTTAGTATTAGGTTTTAATTTTCTACCCTCAAATCTAATAGATGTACTTCTTACATATGGAAATAATACACTGGTAGAACTGCCAGAAACACTGGCTTCAGTAATAACTGCACCGCCTTCAATAGCTGTTACCTTATCTGTATTGGTTGGTGAATACCAAACTTGCTTCCAAGAATTCCAAATAGATCCGTATGTAGCTTCACCTACAGAGTCAGGTATTAATGTATCATATGTACCATTATCATCTCTGTAAATCAAGGGTTTGGTGGTCTGATCGTACCAGGTATCACCCGGAGGGTTGAGAGTCAAAGAACCTGCAAATGTAAAAACGTCATATGGGTTTATACTCTCAGTACTAGTTGAAACGCTATTAACAATATACTCCTCATCACTGTAGTTCAGCATTGCCACGCGGTTATCTTTAACTACATAGCCTTGTGCCAGTCTACCGGAGTCAGAAAGTTCTATCTCGCTTAACTTAAGATTCTTCGGAATAAAAGCAGGCCTTAGCTCTCCTTTTTCAAAATCCATTGAGATGTTATAATCTAAATTTCTAACATCTCCAATACCGTGGCCTCTAAAAGATTCAACCACAAATCCGTTTTTATACCTGTCTAAACCAAAACTATCCTTTACAGAAAACACTGCAGTATCTAGTTCCAATAATGAAAGTGTGGTATAGTACTCTAAATTTTTAATTCTATTTTCTAACTTACCGATATCTTTCATTGTATATCGTTTTTGGTCTACAGGATAGAAGGTAGAATTATTATTAATATCAAAACCATACGCAGGATGCTCGACTACATACAATGACATAGCATCAGAAGGTGCTTGTGGCTCTACAGGGTTAAGACTGCTGTTACCTTCTTTATATGTAATTTTACCATCACCAGCCAAATAAATTTTATCTATTCTAGGTAGATAATAAGAATAGTCCGTAGAAAAATCGCTAGCATAATCTAAAAACTCATTTCTAACTGCACCAGTGTTTTTAAAATTAACACCATCGTTAGAGATTCTAGGTCTTAGATCTAATGAATCTCTTAAACTATATACTACCCCGTTATCATTAAACGTAGGAATATTTTCATAGTCGGGGTATGACTCTACACTAAAATAATCTCCTGCACCATGAGCATAATAATCGTAGCTGATCTTAATAGGACCAGTCGGTGTAGGTTTACCAGGTTTTAATTTTATCTTGGATATACCGTAGTAAGTAGGGGTCTGCCCAGTTTCAAGAGTATAATAATCAGAAATATCAAATGCATTACTCTCACTATATGCAGTGCCAAATGCATTGGCAGACATCTTAACGTTGGAAATTTCATACACATCGGCTACACCTAGTGAAACAACTGTAGCTTGGCAGTCAGTTCTTGTGGTGTAAGTTGCAGAACTTGATGTTGATGTTTTTGTCTTAGCAGTAGGGTCAGTCTTAATAATAGTTGTATAGACTAACACGTCCTCATTGTTTAAGCCGTAACTACTTAAGTTAACGCTGATATTTCTATTTGTAGGTGAGTCGGTAAATGCAAAGTTACCAGAAGCAATTCTATAAATTTTACCAGCATTACCCCCGCTTACCACTACAGCAAAATAATCAGTATCGGTTCTAGAGGCAAACGTAGAACCTACAGCCGTAGATAATGTAATTATACCGCTTGATAACGTACCATAAAACACCCTTCTGGTACGAATTGTAATATCACTTAATTCCTTAATTACCTTATTTGGCATTGGGAAGATATATGTTGAAAGATTATTATCAACGATTACAGCTTGATCTCTGGTAGCGTTTACACCAGATATATTTGATAGCGGGTAATTTCTATCAATAGTTATTGAACTATTAGTAGTGACAGAAACAACTCTATAGGAATTAGAAGTGTCAGAATTAAACTTTACATAATCACCGACTTTAAGGTCTGTAGTAAAGACGGAATTAACACCTGTGACAGTGGTACTTGCGTTAGTGAGAGTGACAGAACCAGTTATTAAAGTATTAGAAGATGCTACAATGTTAGCAGTAAATGCAGTTGAAACATACCCAGTATCGGATACCCCTGCATGAAAGAGTTGCTTAACATCTCTCTCAAATGTGTAACCTGATACCATATTAACATCAAACAAAAACGCATTGAACGTTGATGTTGATAACATAGCATTACTAGCAGTAGATTCAAAACCTCTTATCTTAGCATTACCCACTAAGGTTCCAGCTGCTGAGCCCGGGGTTGCTGTATATTGATTATACAGGTTTACATCTATTAAATTAGATGTAAAGTTAGGAATTGTAAAAGGATTAATTACCTCAACATAATTACCTATAGGTGTTCTAACGACCGCGTTAGTAACGCTAGTTGTATCTCTGGGCTTGGCAAAAGCCAGATATCTATTAGATACGGTACTTACTTCATAACCCTTTACATAACTCTTACCCGGTGTTAATACTGCAAATGCTAGATTTACATTGCCACCATTACTTACGTTAAGATAACCATCAGGATTAATATTTGACTTAGCATGCTCAATAAATTTAAGATTAAAAGGCTTAACTGTATAATCACCTGACTCATCATATGTACGACGAGCCAACTCATCTTGTAGTACATTATAGCCTGGCTTATCTACAATATCTACCAAAGATCCGTCTATAATACGAAGTAATTCAATAAAATTATCTGATGTTATTGAATTAGAAAGAGATCTCTTACTTAAAATAAGTTCAATTTTATATCTATCTGCGCCTGGTGCAAAGTAATTAAATGTGCTAATTGCAGGATCAAGCAAAGTCTCATCATCTTCACTGTTTTGAATAGTCTCAGATATTTCTAACCCAACCTTGTAATTTGAATTAGTTAAATATTTGTCAAGTATAATAGTATTTGCAAATACTTTTACAAAATTATCTTTAACAAAATAAACACCATCACTAATTGCTGCTCCCAGACACTTACCTGTAGAAGATACAGTTGCACTGTATGCTGTACCTGTATCATTTGTCGTAATGTCTTCACCGGCAGTAAAAGAGATAGCAGTTCTGCTTGTACCAGAATCTAAATATTTAACATATATTGTTGGAGGGTCTGTAGCGGTAGCCGGATCTACGCTGATTACTTTAGCTTTTAGACCAGAAGTTTGACCAATCATCTCTCTATTAAGATAATTGGCTACATCAATATCAGTTGTGTTAAATGTAGAAACTAATTTTACAAAATTTACATTATTGTCAAACTTAATGTTACCTGGAATAACCATTGATCCAGGTTTAAATACATGATTACCAAATCTTGATACCTGGTTCTGAAGTATAGTTTGAAGTTGGTTTAGTTCTCTTGCCTGAACAGCCACACCAGGTTTAAAGAGAATACGGTGAAACCCTTTAGCTTCACTATAGTCGTCATAATACGGATCGGTGTTAAAATTAATCGCCATCTCTTACCTGTTATAATTTGATTACTGTTCTTAGTGTAACTAATTGTTGTTCGCTGTAGCTAACTGATGTTCTATTATCAATGTACAACAAGTCACCGCTAAATTTATTTATCGTGGGGGAAATTGTCAGATTTGTAATGGCATAGTCTAAATCTGAAGTTTCATCTGTCAATACATCACCTGTACTTACATCGTGATTGTTTTTGTTCTGAACTAGTATCTGATTGCTAGAAGGTACTATTTCAACGACTTCAAAGTATCGTTTTGAACCACCAGCTTCATGGGCCAAAACAGTATCCCGTTCGAGCCCTACGATTGTATCTAGGGTAACTAAATAACATGCGCTACCAATAACATTGGCAAATGCACGCTCATTACCATATTGTTTTAAATCTTTAATAATACCAAACTGTCTGTAATCATTCTTTACATCAACACCTAGGTTCTTTTCATTATTTATTGTAGAGGTAAACATTAAAGTATCAGCAAACAGTTCGCTGACTGGATCACTACCATGACCTCTATAAGGAGAAATAATAGCTGATGCATTAGCATTAGCCCCGTCCCCTGTTATAGTTACATTTGCATAGGTATATCCTGAACCAGGGGTCAGTACAGAGATATAACTAATTGTGTTATTAACTATAACAGCATTACCGGAAAAACTTACCCCGTCTCCAGACACTGTAACGTTAGCATAGGAATAACCGTTACCAACATTACCAACTCTGAATGCATGAATACCACCATCTACAGCAGAAAGTTCTACAACTGTCTGTAAGGTATCAATATCATCTACTGATAGATTAGCGAATAGATTAGCACTCGTACCTGTCGCGCTTGCAACTGTTAAGTTTAAATACGAGTAACCGTTCCCACGGTTTTCAATTATAACATCTTCAATTTGACCGGCAGTATTAACAAAGGGGGTAGCAACAAAGCCTGTACCATCACCAATTGCTGAAATAGTTGTTTGAACGTTAGAGCTGTATTTGGTACCTTCGTCTTCAATTAAAACAGAATGAATTGTACCGTTACGTAATACAGGTGTTAAAATAGCAGAGGTTGCAAAGAACAAGTTAGCAGTTGCATTAGAAGTAGGCTGACTGTTACCAGTTGTACTGATAGAAATTGTAGTATTTGCTCGAGCACCGGTTGTATAACCCGTACCTTTATTAGTCAACACAACATCTACTAATGCATTGCTACTGAATATTAAATTAGCAAAAGCATTCGATGAAGGCTGTATAAGACCTGATGTAGTTATAGTTGCTGTAGTATTAGCAATAGCAGCTGCACTATAACCTGTACCGGCGCTGAATATTCTTACATTACTGATACTGTTAAGAAGACTTGTCCCTGTACCACCACCGTCATTAATGGTAATAGTTGCTGTTTTGTAATTAGCGCCAGCATCTTTAATTCTTACATCAATAAACTCTCCTGCAGTATTAAACACTGGTGTTAAATTAGCAATTGAATTACCCGTACCACCTAAGAACTGCCCTGTGACAGTTAAAGTAACATTATCGTTACCTCTATAGCCTGACCCGGCATTGTTAATTGTAATACTGCTTACTTCACCTTCTGAGTAATAGGCGTTTGTCACCGCTCTCTGCACCGGCATAAAATCGGATGTTAGAAATCGATTTTGTGAAGAAAGAGGGATGGTATAAAGATACTTCCAAACATAACCGTCAGCTGTAGTGATTGTAGTAATGTCTTGGCCCGAGGGCTCAACTGTTGATACAGCGTTGTTGTTATTAAATATACATTTATATACACCAAACGAGCTTGTCAATACATAGAAGTTAGCTGTCTTAATACTTGTAGCGCCAGAATAGGCTGTAAAAGTACTACTGTAATTACCATCAAATTGATCATATACTGTACCCGTAGTCCAGTTTTTTCTTGGAACTACATAGGAAACGTCTCTTAAATTAATCTTCTTAACACTAAGAATACCATTACGCGTCTTGTATTCATAGTCCTGCGTAACTTCGGGGGTTTCCGGGGTCTGTGGACTG